TTGTATAATTTAACACAACATATAAGATAAAATATTCTTCTTGATCAAAAAGGCAATGTAAGATAGATTATATATGAAAAAGGAGAGGAAATATGAAGTTGAAAGACTATCTATATTTTAATGGCATATCGATAAAGCAAATGGGTGCCATGGTGGGATGCAATCCCAATTATTTAGGAAGAATAGTGAATGGACATTTGAGGGCTTCAAGAAACCTGGCAAAGGCTATATCACATGAGACGCAGCATGAAGTTTCTGTTGAAGATATCAGGGGAAAAGATGAAGATTGGGATGATGAATATTCGGATATTTTTGGATAATGCGATAGACTAAAGGTGACCCCCAATACACAGTGTAAAGGGAGTCAATGTATTGACGACATCGTAACCGGCGCGGAAGATATCATTTTTTATTTTTACGTGTCAAAGGAAATAAAATGAGTGCAAATGATTTATATTTAACCCATGAGCAAAGAGAATTGGAGAGCGAACTTAAGAAAAAGAAATATGAAAGAGATAGCGATACATCGAAGATGGTGAAGATTTTGATATTGATTGGGTTTATTGTATGCTTAACGTACGCCAATGCGGAACCAATCGAATGTAAGAGATTTTGGGGGGATACGTGGATATGCCCAAATCCCGATTGCCGATATGAAAACTATGATGCGGTAGATTATTGCGGTATTTGCGGCACAAGGAGAAAGTAGATGAATAGCACAAACATCATGAATTTCTATCCATTCAAGAAGCATGATAGACATGAAGAGATGCAAGAATTGTCTATGAAAATATTGCAACCGTTGCATAAGAAATATCCAATTGCAATGGAAAATAATGAGAACTTCAATTTTATATTGGGAACTCTTTTTCATGCTCTATTGGCCCATCTATCATTTAATGGGAATGAGAAAATAACTCTAGAGATTGCTCATGGATTAGCAATTTTGTTGAATACAACATTAATGGAACATTTCGAAGAAAAGGAACAAAAGAGAAAAAATGAACGTTGAAATAGTAGAATTTTATCCCTTTACCAAGACAAAAGATTTTCTTGATGGATCTATCAAAATTAAGATCAACGTTCCAGGATGTGCAATCAATTGCTTAGGAATATACGTTAAGAAAGAAAAGTCTTCTTGGTATTTTCGATTGCCTAGCAGAAAATCATCACATCATGAGACAGGGAAAGTGATTTCATTTCCGTATTTTGCGTTTGAGGACAAGATGATCCAAAAAGCATTTATGGCGCAATTGAAAGAAAAAGCCCAAAAATATATAGAGAATCGGATTTCTTCGGATACGCTTTTGCCAACCAATGAAAAGTTTCGTCCACCAAAAAAGGAATTCAAAAAGAAACCATTCAAAAAGAAAATGTATGTAAAAAAGCCGGCTAAATAACCGGCTAAATGAATACCGAGAACTATTCGGACGTTCTCATCGGAGTCTTTGTTTTAATTGGACTGGAGTCCATTAGCGACATTTTCACTTTATATGATGCGACAAATTGTGAAAAGAAAAAAAAAGACCCGTTATGCACGGGTCAATGTAACACTAAAAACTAATTTGGAGTATTTATGACACTGATCTTTGCGAGATATGTGCCATAAATGAATGTGTTATTTCAAGATACGATAAAAAAAGATTATTTCACAAGGTAATTATTATGAAAGAATTAGGAGACAAAAAAAAACCCGAACCATCCATTCAATGTGATTCGGGTTGAAAAATAACGTGTTAAGAGCATATTCTCTTAACGGAATCTTTAAAATAACTCTAACGGTAATAACCCTTAACATCAGAGTAAAAAACAAGGCCCTAATAATGTATAACAGAAATTAGAACCAGGTGTAAGGTCCTAATAATATTCAACCAAAATTAGAACCAGGCTTAAATATAATGTCTATAATATACAAAACTTACCAATTAAGCGCAAGTGGTAATTTGTATTTTAATTCATGCCGGTTCTCTTTTGGTACAAAACCAAGGAGAAGCACAAATGACAAGTCTAAAACAATCTTCAGCTGAGAAATATGCAGTAGAATTCCAGAATTGCGAGCCATCTTTCTACGATCGCATGCCAAGAATCTTGCAACACCTCACTTATGACTATAAGAATCCCAAGACAGGTAAGAAAGAAAAGAGACGTTTATCGGTCTACGCCATCCATTTCTATAATGTAGTAAAGTCTATAGCGGGAGATAAAGGGGCGTGTTGGAAGAACCGTAATAATCTGGCACAATTAGCGAATATGTCACCAGCTCAAATAACATCTGTTAAGAAAGAGCTTCAGCAAAAATTTCATCAACTGGATGGCAATCCACTTATTCGTATCGATAAGATGAAGAAGCACACTTCAAAAGAAGGGAGGCTTCAGAACACAACCATCTACGATAAAATTTACATAATAGACATATGGAAATGGAACAATGCCTACATGGCAACAATCAAATCTCACAAACCGGAAACTCAAGAAGAAATGGATGATTTCGATGAGAATGAGGGGCAAGGTCAGAATGAAAACCGTGGTAAGGGGGCAACGTCATCTACAAAACTATGCTCCCTGGGCGCAAGGTCATTGGATGACCCAAACAAGAATACTATTAACGAAAACCCATTGTATATAGAACAACAATCCGCAACTGAAGTTGCTCCCGTTGTTTCCTCAAAAGAAAAAAAATCGTTACCTTCGGAAGCACAAAAGATTTGTCCCAAAAGACAAGAATTTTTAGAAAAACCTAACCAAGATCAACAAGCCATTGCTTGGCTTGAGAAATTTGGATTTGACTCTAAGAGAGCAATGACCATTGCGAAAAGATATCCTATCGCACACATTGAGAAAGCTTCAATTTATTATGGAAATCAAATGATTAAACTTAAGAATCAAGGAAAGTATATAGAAAACAGACTTGCATATTTTCAATCTACATTAGATAACAAATATTGGGAAAAAACAAAATCAATTAATTAAGGAATAACATGATTTCAAGAGAAATAGATGGCGATTACGCTATCATCCGTAGGGAAGTCTTAGAAGACAGAGAACTTTCATGGGAAGCCAAAGGATTGTGAAGTTATTTATTTACGAGAAATAACTATCTAATTCATCACGAAGATGTAGAAAAATTATTTAAAGAAATAAATTCCTTAAACTCTCCAACTGCTCTAATTTTTAGAGAACTTATAGAGGCGGGATATGTAGAAGAAATAACTTTGACTTTTGGTAAAATCGATGAAAAAAGATATATAATCAAACCTCATAGGAAAAAAAGTAAATTAAAAAAAATTGAAAAACAAAATAAAGGTTAATTTAAATGAAAAGTTTTAATAAAACCATATCTTTTAATGGTAATTTTGCACGTAAAATTAAGAGTATCAAGGCTGCTATTCTTTTTGATAAGCTTTTAAGAAAAAAAAAATTATTTACGATTAAGGGAAAGTTAGTATCGCATAAAGTTCATGGAGAAGAATGGTTTGAGTTTTCCATTCATGACATGGAAAATGCATCTTCTCTTACTCGAAAGCAGCAAGATACTGCCATTAGATATCTTAAGTTAGCAGGATATGCGACGAGTAAGGTTTTTGGATTGCCAGCAAAGAGATACTTTAAGATTTTAAAGGAAGATGAATAAAAAAGGCCCGAACAATCGGGCCAATGAAGTACACTCAAATAAAAAATTATGCTGTTCTAAGAACATTTTTACCGTAGCACAAAGAAAAAGCCATGACAAGTGAAATCATTTCCATTCGAGGAATTCCAATAGCCAAAGCCCGTCCCCGTCTATCGGGCAAGAAAGCATTCAATTCTCAATCTCAAATGCAGTTGGCTACAAAGTGGCAATTGAAAGGACTTATCCAAGGACGCACAAAGATTGATTCTAAGGTGCCAATTTGGGTTAAGCTTAGGTTTTATATGCCGATACCACAAAATCTTAGCCAAATAAAAAAGAAACGTGTTCTTGAAGGTTTCGAGAAAAACGTGTGCAGGCCAGACTTAGATAATCTTGAAAAATGGATCTTGGATTGCGGAAATGGCATATTATGGGAAGATGATGCGCAGATATACAAACTCGAGTCTGAAAAAATGTATTGCACAAATCCGAGAACTGAAATAGAAATAATAGTATATGAAAAAATTTAGATTTGAAAGACATAACAAAACCAAAAGGAAAACCCATGAAAGCATTTAGGATTATGATACAGCTGTACGGAATCCATTTCTTGACCTTTGTATGCACAACGGCAGCTCTGATTTCTTTCGCATCTTGCCAAACGCTTGTCAAAGACAAAGAAGAGATCAAAAAGATTACCAACGACATCATTGATGATGAAATGGGAGAAAACGTTCTTTCTCCGAGAAAGCCTCCGTATAAGACATTGATTTTGGATGATGCACACTCGTCAAATACTTCGGAAACATGTACCATTTGTCATTCTGAAAAACCAAAGATTAAAATCCGAAAAAGGTAGAAATAAAATGAAAAGTGTGGTAATATTTTTACTTAGTTTAATGCTCACAAGTTGCACAATATCAATTAATGTGGTTCACACTCAAGGAAGCGCAGAAGACTTGATAGATGAGCAGCAAACACCAAGGACGTCGGTGAGTCCAAATATTGATGTGACTCCCATTTAAAACTTAGAATATCTAATTAATTAGATGAAAGGAGGCTCCCATAGATAAGCTCATAAAAAAAGACAAAAAGAAGATCGATAAGATGATGAATACTCTTATAAAGAAAGACATTCCACGTGATAAAGAGCTCGAAAAATGCAAGCACTCCAAAAAGAAAAAGAAATAGAGACCGAAAAAAAGATCCTTAGCCTTTTTGAATGCAGTGAATATTTAGGCATCTCGAAAGTGGGTGTTCTTTCTGCTATTAGGCTTAATAAATTGAAAGCTCAAAAAATCCAAGGCAGATGGGCTATTGATGAAGAAGATGCAAGAATTTATAAAGAAAGAAAGTATAGCAGAAATTATAGCTATTGGAATGGAAAGAAACTGTTTGATCCAAAGAAAGGGACTTATACGATAAAGGTGGCATCGGAAGTTTTTGGAATAAAAACCCAGCATCTTTATTATGCGATAAGACAGCGAGATATTGGATTCATAAGAAAAGGTCAAGCGTATATCTTAGAAAAAAAAGACCTCGAGAGATATTTACATAAAAGATCTTTGATGCCTAAAAGAGGATTTAGAGATGAGTGATTGCAGTTGGTATTTTACTTCTGGCTTTTTCATTGGATTCCTTTCATCTTTCATTATGTACAAGATGAATTTGAAGGATCTAAGGAATGAAATGACCCATCTACAAAACCAGATCGATCATTTCAAAGCAATTAATGAATCGGATTTAAATTCATAAAAAATGGAAGATTTTAGATATTTAATATTATATTTCATTTTTGTAATATGCTTTTCATATGCCATGAAGCGAGATGTTTATAGAGAACTTAAAATCCATCGAAATCTAATAGATCATTTAAATTTTAATGTTTTGTCTCTATCAGATAAAGTCGAAATCTTGTGTGAAAAGCTCGATAATATGAAAGACAGGTAAATTTATTCCATGGCTAAAGACCCTTACGTTCAAGTAGATCTTCCTTTCAATGATCATCACTCTGCTTTTGAAGATCTTCCAATCTCAAAGCTTGTTCTATCAGATAAAAACCCTCGAAAAATAACATCTGAGCAAATGCAAAAGCTTCAAAATAGTCTGAGTAACGATCCCGATTTTCTTGTTGCCAGGCCTGTGTGCGTGAATCTGGTAGATGGACAGTTTTTTGTTTATGCTGGAAATCAGAGGGTTCGAGCTGCTAAAAAGCTTGGATGGAAAAAAATAAAGTGTTATGTATCACATGATCTAAAGCAAGATGTCATCGATCAAAGGATGATCAAAGACAATAAGACCTTTGGAGAGTTCGACTATGACATTCTGGCGAATAACTACGAAATTGATCTACTACTGGATAGCGGATTTGTTTTGGATGATCTACATGGATTCATAGAAGAGCCGATGAAAGATAAGAAAAAAGACAAGAAAGAAAAGACTATAAAGTGTCCAAACTGCTTACACGAGTTTACCGATGGCTAAAGAAGAAGAAATGAGACCTTGTGCGACATGTGGTTGCATGTTCCATCACCAATCTTTTAGCTCATCTAAGCCTAGAAAAACATGCAGCTTAGTATGTAGATACAAACTTCAAAAGAAAAAGCTTCTTAGTGCGGATGATAGAGGAAGATCACTCAAGCACATTGATTGGAAAAAGGTAGATGAATTGCTTTTGTCCGGTTGTACGGGCTTAGAAGTGGCTTCTTATTTTGATATGCATCAAAAAACCTTCTACGATCGTGTTGCAGTAGAAAAAGGGCTAACATTTACGGAATATGCTAGCGGAAAAAAGGCAAAAGGTGAGTCCATACTACGGGCTCAGCAGTATGCGAAGGCTTTAGGGGCCTCAAAACATGGTGACAACACACTTTTGATCTGGCTCGGTAAACAACGTCTCGGACAAAGAGATAATCCTTCTGAAGAATTTAGTATTGAAGATCAAAACAAGCTTATGATGGCTTTAGACATCGTGGACTACTTAAAGAAGAAATCTGAAGGTGTTCAGTCTTCAGACTCAACCTTATCACAAGGTAACTCAGACTTAAAAATTGATGATAAAAGTATCAATAGTGATACATGATCGTAATGGGAAATAGGTGAAGTCATAGCATATAGAGGAAGGCTTTCTATATTTTTAATCATCTCATCCAACATATCGATCAATTCTTTTTTACTTGGTCTCTCATCCATATACACACCTCTTTTACATAATTATGCAAGATCCACTCTCTCCTAAGCAACTAGAATTTATTACCAAGAGCAATGCAAAATGGAATTTAGCCCACGGAGCAGTGAGAACAGGTAAAACTGTTGGAACCACATTTGCATTTATGCATAAAGTGGATAGATGCCCCGACAGTAAGATATACATTGTTGGCCATACTTTTGACACAGCTTATAGAAACGTTGTGCGTCTTCTGATGGAATCTCAAGAATTGTCTATTTTCAAACCATTTTTAAGCTGGAGTGGAAAGAAGCTATATTACAAGGACAAGATCATTACTGTTCTTGGTGCAAAAGATGAAGGAGCTATTGGAAACTTCCAAGGAGACACATATTCTTTAGTATATTGTGATGAAATGACGCTTTACCCTGAATCCATCATCGATATGATAGATAGCAGACTATCTAAACCTTATTCTCATGGCTTCGCAGCCATGAATCCATCTCACCCTAAGCATAAATTAAAGCAATGGATTGATAAAGCAGAACAAGGAGATAAAAATTATTATGCGCTGCATTTCATACTTGAAGACAATCCTTTCGTCCCTGAAGACTACAAGCAAAGGCTTAAAGAATCATCTTCGGGACTATTTTATAAACGCAATTACCTGGGTTTATGGTGTCTTGCTGAAGGGTCCATATTTGATTTTTTCGACCCCAAAATACATGTGGTGGATTGTCCTCCTCGTTCTGCTGATTATTGGGTTGCTGGAATCGATTATGGTGCTTCTAACCCCTTTTGTTGTTTGCTTATTGGAGTCAATACCGGACAATATACACAGATGGGAAAGATGATGTGGGTAGAAAAAGAGCTATATTGGGATCATAAGAAAAAAGAAAGAACCAAAACAAACAGTGAATTAGCTAATGATGTCCAGAATTTCTTAGAACCATACGCAGTAAAAGCAGTATATATTGATCCATCCGCGGCATCATTTAAGCAAGACTTAGCTTTGCGTAAAATTCATACCGTTAACGCAAATAATGAAGTTCTAGATGGTATCACGATAATGACATCCGAGATGAAGAAGGGAAACGTATATGTATGTTCTGAATGCAAGAATACTATCCGAGAAATAGAAAGCTATGTGTGGGATGAGATAGCAGCGAAGAAAGGAATTGACCAGCCATTAAAGAGAGACGACCATTCGATCGATTGCTTGAGGTACGTCTTGGCAACACATAAAGTTGCGGTATACAGTCCCTATGCTCACAACCCAAGTGAATGGGGTAGAAATAAATATAATGTCACACGGAATTTATAGATTAAATTACAATCTTATAATATAAGTTGAAATTGAAAATAATTACTTTATATTCTGTTCTTGTCACCTAAAATGTCTGAGGATCATGAGTTTTTACTATCCCCCATGGAACAATGCTTTAGAACCCAATCAGGGAAATGTACGTCAATGGTTGGATAATCTTTATTCCAAATTTCAGCCTCTCGAACAAAGTAGATGGAATCAATCCAATATAGACACTCTATTTTATGCAGGATCTCAAACGTTCGTTAATCGTTATTTTAATTTCAGTCCTACCTCTTCCTATCAGCAATATTACTTCAATTTGATTCAACAACCGGTAAATATGATCACCGGTTATCAAAGACAACATCGCAAAGCCATCAATTATGTGCCTGCCGAAGGAGCTGATCCAGAAACCACAGATCAATACACTCGAATAGTCACCCATATTACAAATGCATCATCGATTAATGAACAGTTTTCTAAAGCATGCGAACTAGCAGCTATTTCGGGAATGGTATTAGTCCAGCCTTATTTGGATTATTCTAGCGATGATCCTGCACAAGGAGAATTAAAACTTAAGGTATGGGAATACAATTCATTTCTCGTTGATCCCTATTTTAGGTCTCCAGATATGTCTGATGCACAGTTTGTATGGTGTCAGGAATACATATCCAAGAAAGAAGCTGAAGATCGTTTTAGTGACAAACTGGATGTGATTGCGCCAATGGCAGGAACACCGCAAAGATATGGGTCTTTCTACTTCTTACCAGAAAACTATAACATGGCAAGAAATGATTTAATGGTCTTGTCTTATGTATGGTATAAATGGAAGCGAAAGAAGAAACGTCTTTACAGCCAAAAAAGAAATCAATTCTTTGATTTTGCCGGCGGTCAAGAGCAAATGGATGCGATTCTATATAACATTCCCGATTTGAAACCTGTAGAAGTAACCGTGCCTTGTTGGAAGCTTGCTGTTGTCTTAAATGATCAACTTATGTACCAAGGAGATAACCCCTTAGGATTTGACATTTCGTGCCCTTACATTCCCGTTTTCTGGAACTACGAACCCCATATTCAATATTACGATTTACGCGTAAGAGGACTTGTGAGAACTATGAGAGATCCACAATTCCTTTATAATTATAAGGTTATAACAAATAACGATATCACCGCCGCTACAATTAACGCCGGATGGAAAAGAAAAGTCGGGGCTGTTGCAAACGAAGATAATCTAAAAAAATCGGGTCAAGGATGGGATGTCATTATCAACGATGGATATGAGCTAAGCGATTGTGAAAAGATCATTCCATCAGGTGTACCAGAATCAGATATGGCTCTTGCTCAACAAATGGCGGATTTGATCTATTCAACATCTGGTATAAATTTAGAGAATTGGTCTGGTCAAAACGACAAACAGGTATCTTCATTAACGGTTTTGCTTAAACAAGCAGCAAATCTGATGGTATTCCAGAAGTATTTTGATCAATGGGACTATTCTTTAAAGCTTCTTGGAGAAAGAATGCTTCAGATCATTTTGAATAATTGGAATGCTGAAAAGGTAAAACTGCTAATTGGTGACGAACCAACACCTCATTTCTATTCAAAGATATTTGCTAAATTTCAGGTAATAGTCGAAGAAGGTTTGTTAACTCCTACACAGAAGAATTTGCAAGCTCAACAGATGTTGGATATCAATGCTTCATTTGGAAGAGAGGTTCTACCGCCTTCTCTTATTATAAAAGACATGAATATCCAAGGAAAAGCAGAGATAATGAAGTTCTTACAACAACAAGAACAACAATCATCTCAAATGCAACAAGAACAACAAAATGTAGCGCATGCATTCGAGCATGCAAAACTGCAAGAGATCATGTCAAAAGCTACCGCAAATATTGCTATGGCAAGAGAAAGACATGGAAGAGCAGAGGCAGACATAGGTCTATTTGAAGAGAGACTCAGTGAGATTACTCAAAATAGAGCAATGGCCACTAAAGCCAAAATGGAAGCTCTAGAGAAACTAATTGATGTCATTGGAAAATATGGAGAAATTGAAGCTCTTTTAAAAATGCATGATATAGAAACGTTTGATTACCGAGCAGAACAAAAAGAAGATTTAGAGAAAGTAGATGCTAAGAGAACAGCCCTATCCAATGAATTCTTATCTAGTATTCTAGGCAATCAGCAACAGCTTCAATCTTCTCAGGAACAGATACCGCAACAGTTAAATCGTTGAAAAAGAAACTAATATTTTATATTGTGATTTCGTGCACACAAACAAAACTTCGAGGTATATATGTCAGGCAGAAGAATCGATGATCACTCTAGTTGGGTTGGAGCTAAAGGAAAGAATTCAGTATTTCCCGATGGTCCACACAAAACAAAAGATGAGAGTTCAGCAGAAGGTGCTGGAGCCGTAATGAAATATGAGGATACAACAGAGGCTATCAAATCTGTCCAAGAGATGGGTAAAAAGAAAGTCGCTGCACATCCAATGAAAACTGGCTACAGATATTAAAAATATGGGTAGGACAATTCCTACCCAATATAAAAGGAAATATATGAAAACAGGTTTTAAAGATCCAATTGGAGTTCCTGAAGGAAAAAAAATTAAATCACCCTGGAATTTCGATTGTCCCCCATACGATGAAAGAACCAGTTGTTATGTGAGTGCTGGAACAAACTATGGAGTTGGCAAGAATCAGCCAGTCGGACACAAAGGAAATCCTAAACCAACCGCTCCAACTCTTCCAATAGGCCGTGTAAATGCTATGGAAGTAGCACATGTTAAAAGAACGCGTGTCAGCAACGTAGAAATAGAAGAAAATGAATGAAGACATCTAAAATAAACAGACAATCTCACACAAATAAAACTAAAACATCAAGCGGGGATTGGCATGTCAGTCATACATCTATGGGAATGGGGGACTATTACGGTACGGGAATTAGGGCTAAAATTGGGAAAATGAGAGAGGGTGTAGGCTTTCAAGAAGTGCCAAAATCGAAATTAAAATCACCCCCAACTACTGTAGTTTAAGAGAATTTTTCTCATAATTCAAATCCGATAAATCATAAATTCTACTGTAAAGTCTGTCTTGTTTTCTGGTTTCAATCAGATCTAACATGATGGATTTTCCTCTTTGATCTGATAAATCTTCCGGTTCATCTTTTTCTAATCCCGCACGATTATTAATATATTGATCAATAGACCATATTACAGTTTCATGTTCCGTTACATTACCCATAATATATTGATTCCATAACTCTCTTGGAGGGATCATCCAACACACCTGAATTATATCTGTATTAGATATTGCTCTAAATAAATAGGAGTTGGTTTGTGCTTTCGGTTTCCATAATCTAGGCTGCCAATACAATACTTTTGTGACTCCATCATCATGTGTGCGGGGATGTGCAAATAAATAGACATAAGGAGATCTTTCCTGATAAAATAGACTATCTACGTTCTTTTTTAAGCAATCCTCTGCACCTTTGAATATATTGGCTTCTTGATCTTTCTTGAAATGAAGTAATCTATCATGAGCTTCTAAAATGTTAACTTTCATTTTCTCAATTGCCTTATATTCAAAATTTTAGTTAAATAAAAATTAAACCGTATCTCAGCGTAAAGGAGAATCATGAACGAGCAATTTCAAGTAAATCAGACTGAAGAGAATAAGGCAATTGAGAAAGAAAGGAATTTTCGGCAATTAGAGGCTAAATATGAAAGACAATTAGCTCAAGAAAGAGCGGCGCGAGCAGAGGCTGAAGCTGAAAAAGAGAGATTGACTCAAGAAATGCAGAAGAAGCATAGATCTCATGAAGAAGATGAAGAAGACGATGATCCGTATGTAGATAAAAGAAAATTAGAACGAAAATTGGCAAAGTTTGGGCAATCTACTCAATCAGATATTCAAAAAGCAATGGAAATGGCAAAGGAAAAAGCTAAGGAAGAATTGAAACAAGAAATGTGGTTAGAAAATAATCCTGATTTCTATGAAGTATTGCAGAAAGCCGATAAACTTGTAGAAAAAGCACCACAACTTGCAAAATCTATTCTACAAATGCCTGATAGTTTTGAAAGACAAAAACTCGTGTATAATAACATCAAGGCAATGGGTATTGATCAACCAGAACAGAAAAAATCATCTATCCAAGATAAAGTTGATGCCAACAGAAGAAGTCCGTATTATCAGCCTTCTGGTGTTGGAACTGCGCCTTATGCTACTTCTGGAGATTTTAGTCCTCAAGGTCAGAAGCAAGCATATGAAAAGATGCAACAGTTGAAATCAAAATACGGAATGTAAACCCGTTTTACATTCATAAAAATAGATAAAAATTCCCATATTTGTTATATGGGAATTATCCATCGCACGCTATAGTGTGTATCCATATTCAACCTACGGTCGCCATTAAGATCGAAACATTAAATCGACAAATCTCCAAACATCAAAAACATTAATATTTCGCAGGAAACATAAAAAACAAAGGAGGGTTTTATGTGCTCTGAAGGAAAGAAATGTTGTTGTTGTATTGGTCCTCAAGGACCTCAAGGTATCCCCGGGTTACAAGGTCCTCAAGGACTTCAAGGACCTGAAGGTTTACAAGGTAATGCAGGTCCTCAAGGTCCTCAAGGAATTCCAGGTGCTCAAGGAGCACAAGGACCTCAAGGGATTCCAGGACAAGATTGTGATTGCTCACATGAAAAGTTGCCATTTGCCAATGTCTATGCTTCAATAGCTGAAAATATTCAGCCATTTAATATTCCAGGTATTAATGATCAAGTATTGTTTGATCAACAAAATGCTGTATCTGCAGGAGATTTTGATTTAACTGCTATGAATACAAGCGGCGATATCAAATTTTTAAAGCATGGAATTTATCATGTACAATGGCAGCTTCAAGGAAGAGTAACTCCACCAATTCCACAGCCAGTTCCTTCATGGAGTTTCGGCTTTTGGATTAATGGGGTACTCGTTCCTGGATCTATTTATAGTGGATTTACACAAGCCCCAGGAGATGACGCCTGTCACAGCACAGGAGATGTCATTATAGAAATTAAGGCCAATGATATGCTGAGATTAAGAAATACCTCAGTATCACCAGTAAGTCTTAATCCAAATATTACGGGTTCTGTTTTCCCGATCACAATCGCATCTGTTAACGTAGAATGTTTAGAACTTATGCCCTAAAAATAATCAATAATAATAATAGATAAAAACAAATCATAATATGATCCAAGATTACAATAGCATTCAGTGCATTTCATGAATCACTTGGGATTTATGAGTGCAAAGAGATTCCTACCAAACAAATGATTTTCAATTAAATTAAATTTATGTATAAAAGAGATTCGCCGGCACAGCGTTAAGTGCATTCGCGTTAGGAAGTATCGCACCTTCCATTGCGTTAGAAAGAATCGCACCTTTCACAAAGGTATGATCGAGAACAGATGTAGCTAGGTTCGTCTACCGATCATCATATCATCTTCATATCAACCAAGAGGTTGAGATGTCTATTACTACCACAGGCAATCTTGGGCCGATGATATTGCAAAGTCTTGCACCTGCAATGCTATATGTCCCAACGCCTACCATGAACTATATTACTGTCTGCGATAAAGTTAGTATGCCTCCAAATGGTGGTACGACTTGCAGATTTATGAGGCCAAGAGCCTTACAACCGCCAACAATTCAGTTGGGTAACTCGGGGATTGATCCCCCAGCACAAGTTCCACAACGCGATATAATTGATGCACAAATGGCTTTTTTTGGTACTGGCTGCATTTACGATTGTGCAGCATGTTTGATGGCAGCATAAGCTCTTAAGAATCAATGAGCAAGTCATATTACAGGATCAGGAGGGAGTTCTCGCCTGGGTTTCTGAAAGATTGGCTGTAGCGATGCGTCAAGCCGAGGATTAAGATTAAGTCCTCGATAAATCTAACCTGATTGACTTGAAAACCCTCGCTGATAAATCAGGAGGGCAACAAGGGCCAAGGGTTTAATTAGGAGAAAAATGTTCGAATTCAGCTTTAAGAAAACCTTTAGCATTGAGTCTACACATTTCGACTCTGATATCTTCTCTAATAGAGATAGTATCAATGTCAAGAGGTGTATGAGCACCAAATCCTTTTTGGTTTTCATAGGTTTTTCTAAATTCGAGAATCAACTCAGCTTGTCTCTTTTTAAGAACGAGATAAGGCAAAAGTTGAGTACAAATATCGACCAATCGATGACCTTGAACAACCCACTCATAAATCCATCTTTCATGAGTAGAGTTTTTCTTAAACATGGATCGACGATGTTTTTTAGACTTATTGAGATTACCAAAGTTTTCTTCAATCCAGTCAAAAAGCTCTTTCTTAGTGTTGGAAATATTAAGAACGGAACGAAAGTTAGGACTTTGATATCGGTTATACTTAGCGGGATTAACGCGATAAATACAAAGAGAACCTTCACCGTCTACTATTCCAGCAAGATATGCAAGTTGGAGAGGATCATACGTAATCTTCTCATAAGGAATAACAGGCATCATTCACCTCCTGTGTTATGTGTGTAGATGCGTGTATATTGTTGCATAAGACTAATTAAATGTCTAGGCTGAACGACTTAGCGGTTAGACTCCATAATTGGAGATGCGAAAGTCTGATCTCGGAATATAAATGAAATCCGAGAGGGAAATCCGAAGAGTTTTCCCCGCCTACAATAAAATGTAGGTCAAAAAAGTAACAGATTGTTAATTTTACGCGATTACATCGTATCCGCAGCTAGCCAAATCAATGCTGGTGGTGGATCTAATGGTGATAATCCAACTAATTTAGCGGTGAGCGATTTTAGTTTAGTTGCAACGACACTTGACACAAATAATGCATACAAATTTATGTCAGGTATTGAAGGTATGGATAGATTCGGTACAGGGCCAGTAAGAAGTGCATACTTCATGTTGTCTAGTACCGAATTGCAGACTGACTTCGATTCCTTAACAGGAAGCGGATTCTTGTCTCAATGGAACTATCCAACCAATGCATCTGCTCTTCCATCAGAATATGGATCGGTTTTTAACGTCCGTATTTTGACAAGTTCGGAAGCACCAGTAGCAAGAGCTGCAAGTGCTAACGCACAAGACGTATATTATAATACAGTCCTTGGAAAACAGGCGATCACCCATATAAATCAAGATGGATATTCCATGAATTTGATTTATCGAGATCCTTATTATTCAGGCATGTTAGCTCAAAATGCTACGTTGGCAGTTAAATTTGCTCAAGCACAAGCTATTACTCAAGATACAGCGATCCGAAACCTTCTTAGCACACGTCTTTCGACGCTTGCTGGGCCATAATTAGGAGGCTTCTATGACTGAATATAGTAGAATGGCAAAGGGTAAATTTACATCCACTGGTAACGCGCAATTGGTTGTATTGCCTTTTGTGCCTGACTTTGTAGAAATAATCAATTACACTGCTGCGGCAACTCCTGCCAACCATGGCGTTCCTTTTGCATGGTGGGATGCAAATATGGGACAAGGTTTTGCAATTGCTGATATTAATAATGCAACTCCTGTTTTAACATCTGGTGTTGTTTCAGCAAATGGTATTACCACATTTCAAGCAGGATTACTGCTTCAATATGGTCCAGTATATCAGCATACAGGATCAACGGACTTTTCTATTACTGCCGCTAATCCAGCAGTTGTTACAACAACAACAGCACATGGTTTGGCAACAGGTGATGTAGTAATATTCTCCAATTTAGCGCAAACCTCAACAACTGGTATGCAACAAATTGCAGGAATGCCTTTTGCAATAACAGTGACCAGTACAACTCAGTTTTCCATAAATTGGGATGCTTCGGGATCAAATTATACTGCATTCAATTCAGCTACATCTACAGGTAATGTAGGATCCTTTAAGAAAGTTCTGTATCCTAATCTATACTTCCCAGGAACTAACATCATTAGTTTCATTACAACAGGAACCACGACAACTATCAAAACCACTACTCAACACAATTTTGTAGTTGGACAAGAAGTTGCATTTAGAATTCCGAGTGTTTGGGGAACAACTGAATTGAATTCATTACCGAATACAGTAATCCCAGGATCTCCGATCTATGGTTATGTGATATCAGTAACTGATGCAAAAACAGTTGTAGTTAATATTAATTCGTCAGCATATACGGCATTTAATCCTAACCAACCATTTGCCAGCTATCCAGGGGAAAAATTCCCTCAGATCGTTGCAGTGGGAGATGTAAATACTGGTGGCGTTCAGATTTCTTCTGGATCTCCATTGTATCCATCACCTCAATGGTCATATGCTACGCTTAACAGCAATAGTACAATTAACGGTCCTGCAATTCAAGGTGCTTACGTTAACAACACCTACCAAGGATTTATCATTGGTAATGGTAGTGTTAAAGTGGGTGCGGCTGCAACTGATACTTCCTCGCATCTCGTTGGAGCTGCCGAAGATGTTATCTTTTGGAGAGCATTTTTGCATGATTATAGTAGTCCATAACAAATTGAAAGGGCAGCAATGCCCTTTTATGTAAACCCGCTTTACATTGAGAAGACATGACAAATACAGTTATATCGCCTCCAATAC